GGTGGTGAATCATGGCTAACGCCTTTACCGGCACTACTGCTATGGCGAACCTTGTCCAGACCGCGTATGACCGCGCGCTGGAGTTCGCCCTCCGTGCCCAGCCCATGTTCCGCATGGTCGCCGACAAGCGGCCTGTGGCGCAGGCCATGCCCGGCTCCTCGGTCGTCTTCGAGATCTACCAGGACCTGGCGCAGGCCATCACTCCGCTGAACGAGCTGGTCGACCCGGACGCCGTCGCGGCCGGTAACCCGACCACGGTCAGCGTCACCCTGAACGAGTACGGTAACGCGATCCTCGTTTCCAACAAGCTCGACCTGTTCAGCTTCACCGACGTGACCGCTGGTCTCGTCAACCAGGTCGCGTGGAACCTGATCGACTCCGTCGACCTGCTCGTCCAGAACGTCCTCGCGGCCGGTACGCAGACCCTGCGTACTTCCGGTGGTGGCGTCATCGGTTACGGCTTCGGCTCCACGCCGACCAACCCGGTCGCCCTGACCGCGATCGACTCCGACTCCACCTGGACCTCGGACATGTCTCGGTTCGCCGTGACGCAGCTCCGGACCAACAAGGTGCACCCGAACAAGGGTAGCTACTACACCGCGTACATTCACCCGCAGGTCTCCTACGACCTGAAGCGTGAGACCGGTGCTGGTTCGTGGCGTCAGCCGCACGAGTACTCGGCTCCCGGCAACATCTGGGCGTCCGAGATCGGCGAGTACGAGGGTGCCTGCTACATCGAGACTCCTCGTGTGCAGAACGTCCAGTCTGGTGCCGGTTCCGGCTCCACCCAGACCCGTGTGTTCAACACCTACTTCACCGGCCAGCAGGCTCTTGCCGAGGCTGTGGCGGAGGAGTTCCACACGGTTCGCGGTCCGGTCGTCGACAAGCTGACCCGTTTCCAGCCGCTCGGCTGGTACGGTGTCGCGGGCTGGTCTCTGTACCGTCCCGAGGCTCTGATCGTCGGTCAGTCCACCTCTTCGGCTCGCAACGCGGCCTGATCCGATTGGGGGCCCTTCGGGGCCCCCTCTCTACCCCTAAGGAGGGTACATGTCTGGTCTCGACAATACGTCGTTCACCGTGCGTGCCGTCACCGCGACGACCACGCTCACGAACAACGACTACGTCCTTCTGGCCGACCCGTCCGGTGGTGCCATCACGGTCAACCTCCCGGCAGTCGCCTCTGTCCAGCCCGGTCGTGTCTTCGTGGTCCGCACCACGGGTACGACCAACGCCGTGACCCTCGATGGTTCCGGTTCCGAGACGATCGACGGCGCCACCACGAAGGCCCTGGCCTCTGGTGCGATCCACGCCGTCAGCATCGTGTCTGACGGTACCGCGTGGTTCACGATCACCTCGTTCTGACGTGAGAGGGGAGCCTCATGGCTAACTGGTACTTCACTACGCCTACGGTCGCTGAGGCTCCCTTCGCGTGGAATCCGCTCATGGAGCGATTCCGCATGGATCGAGCCCTCTCGGTCGTTGAGACAGCACCTGGTGTGTTCGCGACGAACAGGTACTACGCATACACGGATGAGATCGGCGCATCGAACCTGCCTCCGAACCCCAATGCGAACGACACCAACTTCTACCCCGCCCCGGCTGCTGGACTCCGGTATTACCGTGGTGGGTATCAGCACCTGGTCTCGGACCAGGACCGCACAGACCTGATCAACTCTGGCGTCGTCGATGCCAGCAACTTCACACCGGCTCCCTAAGGAGTAACCATGGCTGCTAAGCCGAACAAGAAGGCCCCCCTCGGCCAGGGTGGGCGCTTCGCTGCTGTCGCCAAGGCGGCTGGTGGTGGAGAAAAGGGTAAGCGCATCGCTGCCGCTGTAGGCCGCAAGAAGTACGGCGCCAAGAAGATGGGCCAGCTCGCCGCCAAGGGGCGTCGAGATGCCAGGAAGGGGAAGTGATGAGCGATCTTCACCGTGACCCCGTCAAGGAGTACCAGGACGAAGAGTACGAGTACCGCCAGAATGACCCCAGCGACTATCCGACTGAGATCGCCGGTCCTGGTGGTAAGGCCACGCTGACCGAGAACAACGAGCGTGGCATCCTCGATGCTGTGGTGGGGCGTGCCATCGGCATGCACCGCGTGGCGTCTCTCGGCTCGAACCATGACCAGCACGCTCAGGGTGTCTACAAGTCCACGGACGGCAAGTATGCCGACTGAGAACTTCCACGACTACCTGATGAGCAAGGGGCGTGAGCGCATGAAGGAGCGGAGGATGGAGCGCAAGGCGCAACCCATCTCCCGTCCGAGCACTCAGCCCGCTGGCGTTGATTCGGTGGCTGCTCAGGCAGTCCGCCGCCAGGCTGTGGCCCAGAGCCACAACACCTTCCGTCCTGACATCTACCGAGTGAGTGAAGGGTACCTGAACTAATGGCTACCACGAAGACCGCAGTGACCAAGTCCCTCCTTCAGGTGGGAACGCTCGTCAACATCGAGAAGGGTGGACGCACGCTCCAGAACCTGGAGGTGCTCGACTTCGATGAGAACTTCGTCAAGTTCCGCTGGGACATCCACGTCTCCCCGCAGACCGAGATCGTCCTGATCCCGTGGGCCAAGATCGAAGCCATCGGACTGGTGGGTGAGCGATGAGCTGCTCGTCTTCGTGCGCCACCAAGGACCACTCCACATACGGCGAGTGCCTGCGAGCCAAGAGCTTGCAGGTCTCGCCCGCAGTGAACGATGGCTACTCGACCAAGCAGCGAGCCTGGGACAAGGACCTCGATCACTATGACAGGGCCGTCAAGGACGGCCTGAATCCCACCGGCACCCAGAGGTGGCAGGTGGACAAGGCCATAAGGGAGGCCGAGAATGTCAGTAGTTGACGGCAACATCACCGGCGACCTGGCTGAGAAGACGATCCGCCTCGACGGAGCGTCCTCGACGGCCGCGCCTATCACGGTGACGCAGGGCGGTAACACTGCCAACGTCGCCATCCCCGACCCCAACCTGGGCGCTGGGCTGGTCGTGTCGACCGGTTCGCTCATCGCGTCCACCACGCTCAACGCTGTCGCCACTGGCACCGGCTCAACTGTCGACTTCGGTAGCGGCAAGGCGAACATCACTCTGGCCATCAGGACGAGTGCCGGTGTCTCCGCTGGGGCTGTGGCCCTTGAGGTCAGCCAGGACAACTCGGTGTGGTTCCGAGGTACGCCTGTGACTACAGGTACTGCAAGTACCACCTTCCAGACCAATCAGGGCGGCGCTTGGCGCTACGCCCGTGGAGTCGTTACCACCAACATCACCGGAGGTACAGTCTCCGCTACGCTTATGGCGAGCTAATGCCTAGCTCCGTAAACGGGTTGATCGGAACTTACCCAGCCGTCAATCCAATCTTCACGGGGGGTTACGTCTTCAGCCAGGAAGACATTCCTGGCGTGGCTGCGGCCAACAACTACCTCTCCCTTGAGAACCCGACCGGCTCAGGGAAGGTAATCCTCATCGCTGGTGTCTTCATCAGCTCGTTCATCCTGGCCGACATCGCTACCACTTCGGTGTCAATGCGAGGCTACCTCGCTACTGGCATCTCTGGTGGTGTCACTCATGCGGCAAGCACCATCGGCAAGATCCGATCCACCATGCCGAACCCTACTGGCGTCATCAGGGACACGAACCCTACGGCCACATTGGGTGCGCCCTGGTTCAACTCGCCGCCCGTGATCGGAGCCTCCAAGGGCTCCTCTCCCTTCGTTCACCAGGTCCCTGCCACCATCCCTGCGGGCAGCCTGACGCTGCTTCCCGGTGAGGGCACGGTCATTCGTCAGGAGGCTGGCGACGTGGACGCAAGGTGGAACATCTCCATCGCATGGTCTGAGATCTAAGGAGAATCATGGCCACCAGTTTCGATCAGCTTGTCTCTCGCGTCAAGCAGCAGCTTCTCGGATACACCAGGGACCAGGCGTCGATCTCCTACCTGGTGGCCCCGATGGGCTTGACGGACAACACCTTCCAGGTGGATACCGACACCGTCACCAACATCTCTCGCGGTCTCGTTGAGATCGACGATGAACTCATGCGAGTCAAGAAGTTCGACCGCGCTTCTGGCACGGTCACTCTCATGGGATCCTTCAGCGGAGGTACTGCTGGACGGGGGGTCGAGGGCACGACTGTTGCCACTCACGCCCTGAACGCAGAGGTCACCGACGACCCCATGTATCCCCGCAAGCGGATCAAGGAAGCGATCAACGACACGATCAACGCCACCTACCCAGACCTCTGGGTGTTCGGCGAGTACGAGTTCCCGAAGATCGCCGCTCGCTACTCCTACCCGCTGCCGACTGACGTCGAAGACGTCTACAAGGTCTACGTCAACACCATCGGCCCTTCGGCCGTATGGTTCCCGCTCAGCTCGTGGCGGTTCAACCCGCAGGCTTCCACCACTGCTGGCCAGGTCAAGCCGACCCCGACCCCGACCGGCAAGACGCTGGACATCATGCGTGACTTCATCGTGCCCGGTCGGAACATCCGGGTCACGTACAAGAAGAAGCCGAACATCCTGGTCAACGGAACTGATGACTTCGAGACCGTCACAGGGTACCCCGAGCGGTACCTCGACATGATCGTGTACGGCGCCTGCTGGCGCCTTCTCCCTGCGTACGAAGCTGCCCGACTTCAGCAGCAGCAGATCGAAGCGACCGAGCGTGCTCCGCTGGTCCCGACTGGTGCCGGTGCTCAGGCTGCACAGTACTACCTGAACCTGTATACGCGACGTCTCCAGGAAGAGCGAGACCGCCTGTTCAGCCTGTTCGAGGCTGGTCAGTACTTCAACGGATGAGGTGAAGCATGGCTAACTCTCGCTACTACTCGTCTATCGCGCAGCAGACGACGCTCACTAGCGGCATCACTGCCTCTGGCACTACGATGATCGTGGCGGCAACGACCGGTTTCCCCGGCTCGTTGCCTTACATCCTCGCCGTCGACTACGGTGCAGCCAACGAGGAACTCGTGCTGGTCACTGGTGTGGCTGGCACGACCCTCACGGTCACACGTGCGTACGACAACACGTCCGGCTCCAGCCACAACCCTGGGGCCGTCATTCGTCACGTGGCAGCCGCAATCGACCACACCGACAGTAGGACCCACGAGGCTTCTGCGAGCGGCGTACACGGCGTCACAGGCAGCGTGGTGGGCACGTCTGACACTCAGACGCTGACCAACAAGACAGTCACCAACCTGCTCGGTAGCGCCAGGAACTTCAAGATCTACGCCAGTGGTGCTGCGCAGATCGCGCTCCAGATCATCGGCGACTCCGCCAACACGGCCAACAACCGAGTCGAGATCCTCGATGACGAGACCTCACTGAACGTCATGGCGTACATCAACTCCGGTGGTGCGATCAAGTCGATCAGCCGGTCGACTGATGCCGACAACACGTACCGCCTGCGCCTGACTGACAACAATGGCACGACTGACCGGTTCGCCACCCTTGCTGGTGGCACCATGGCGGTCACGCCGACCAGCACCACCACGTTCCCCGCTGTGGATGTCATCGCTCCGGACCTTCTGGACACCAAGCGCGCCATCCGAGTCGCCGCTTCTGGCGGCGGCAACGAGCGCTTCACCGTATGGAACGACGGTCGAGTGGACATCGTGGGCTCTCAGCCTGCCCGGTCTCAGTTCGACATCCAGGCGGCTGCCTCGCAGAGTGCTGACACCATGCGTGTCCAGAACAACGCTGGTAGCTCCACCTGGTTCGCCATCCAGAGCAACGGTAAGATGCTGGCCAACGTGGGTGCCACGATCGCCCAGCCTGGCGTCACCTCCGGTGCCGTCCTTCAGGTCGGCGGATCGAACACTGGCTATACCGGCAACCTGACTCAGTGGGTCAGTCCCGCCAACGTGATCGTCGGCTTCGTCAACCAGGATGGTGCAGCCAACTTCAGCTCCAGTGTCACTGCTGGTGGTGCACTGACCGCCAACGGCCTGCTGGTGGCCAACGCTGGCGCGAGCGTAACTGGCACCCTGACGGTCAGCGGTGTCACCACCGCAACCGGCACTTCGGTTGCGACTGCCGCAGCAGGATTCTCCATCGATGCTGCTACGATCGCCGTAGTCAAGGGTGGATGGGTCACCATGAACCTGGTCATTCCGCGCACTGGTGCGACGCTTACGGCGTCGTCCACCGGTAACCTGACCGACACCAGCCTTGCGACAATTGCGGCGTCCTACAGGCCGAATGCGGCCTTCGGATCCGATCGCATGATCTTCACCTTCGGAACCGGCTTCACCTCTGGTGCGGTGGGCCTCAACCCCAGCACTGGCCTGCTCGAACTGCTCGACGCCAACAGCACGAGCACGATCGACAACACGCAGACCGTTAGGGTGACCCTCACCTACCCGCTCTGATAGGAGTGACATGGCTGACCTCGTTAACCGGATACCGTATCCTCTCTCGAACTTCGGCACCAGTGGCGGCGGCAGCTACAACCTTGAGGACTACCGCTTCGACTACGCCCTCGGCGGGTTGCCGTTCATGTCGGCAACGCGTGACCAGTGGCCCTACACCGAGGGCATGGCGGAGATCCGCAAGCAGCAGTTCGACTCCTTCCAGGAGCCTGGTGAGCAGTCGCTGTACGGCTGGTGGCTTCGGTCTCAGTCCACGTTCAACGCTGGTGCCGGGCTCCTGTACCAGGACCCGGACAACGACAACCAGTTCAACTACCGCTTCCAGGACAGCCTGGGAGTTGACCCCTGGACATCAGGCTCGCTGAGCCTGCTGCGCCAGATGAACGTCCAGAAGTCCGGGCTCATCGGCTCCACTCAGAGAGTGAGGGGCTATGTACGTGCTAATGGCGTGGACGCCGCCTATCTGGTGGATGGCGGCAACCTCTGGAATGTTGACGCCGGACTCAATGCTGGTGTCACATTCGCATCGGTTGGCTCTCTGCTCGACCTGGCGGTTGCGGGTAACCGTAGTCTGATCAACATGTCAGACGGCGTGTGGACCAACGTGGAGAGCGGTGCCGCCGCCCAGATGTACAGCTTCCCGATCACCCCGACCTCGGGGTGCATCGAGTACGTCAAGGGTCGCATCGGGGTAGGGATCAACAACATCTTCTACCTGGCCGTGATCAACACTGGTGGCTCGCTCGCCATCGACACCAACAACCAGTTCAAGTTCACTCACCCTGATCCCAACTGGAAGTGGACCTCCGTGACGGAGGGCCCTTCGGGGATCTATGTGGCTGGCAAGAACCAGACTCAGTCGGCGATCTACAAGATCACCATTGACTTCAGCGGAACGACTGAGGTCTTCCTGCCGACCGTCACTGCCACCATGCCGACTGGCGAGTACATCAACAACGTGTACGTCTACATCGGCAGCTTCATGGGCATCGCCACTTCCCGTGGCTTCCGAGTCGGCGAGTTCAACACCTACACGGGTGACGTGAGCTACGGCCCACTGCTCTTCCAGCCGACAGGTGGATGCACCAGCATCGTAGGCTACGACCGGTTCATGTTCGTGGGGTCCACAAACTCCCACGATGGCGCCTCAGGCGTCTTCAGGGTCGACCTGGGTACAACTGTCCAGGAGCAGACCACGAAGGCTATACGGTACGCGTACGCCCGTGACGCGTACGCTGAAGGGCACAACGCAGCTATCAACAGTGTGACTATGCTCGGCGCGAGTAACAGGCTGATGTTCACCTGCCAGCAGGACACGCTCTTCACGCAGTCGACCAGCACGCTGATCAGCTCTGGTTACCTCAAGACTGGACGCATTCGGTTCAACACCGAAGAGCCCAAGCTCTACAAGTTTGTCTCACTCCGAACCCCCCACACTCTCGACGGTAACGTTCAGTTCTCGCTGATCGACGAGAGCGGTTCCGAGACTCCATACATCACGTACGGCCCGACCTTCAGTACGAACACAGGCGACGTCTCAACACCAACGCCAACTGGACGTCAGAACTGGATCCAACTGAAGTTCACCCTGTCTCGCGGAACGGACACCACTAAGGGTGGTGTCCTCAACGGGTGGCAGGTCAAGGCTCTGCCCGGCTCCACTCGACAGAGGCTGATCAGCCACACCTTCCTGCTCTTCGATGAGGAGATGGACAAGGGTGGCCAGCGTGTCGGCGGTGACGGGTACGCTCGTCAGAGGTTCGAGGACTTCAAGAACCTCGCCAAGACGGGTGACGTTGTCGTGTTCCAGGAGCTGATCGAGAACATCTCGACCCTGGTCATCATCGACGACTGGAAGTTCACGCAACTCGGTCCTCCGGGACCGAATGCGAGTACGCTCGGGGGCTACCTGACGGTCGTTCTTCGAACCGTCGCCGAAGCTACGTAAGGGGTGGGGATGGACCTCAGTGCCATAGGCAGTGTGGCCACCATCATAGGAGTCGCTGTGGGCGGCTATGCTGGTGGTAGAATGCAGGGTAGAAGCACGGCGAGTCAGATCGCATCTGACACCGTCGACATGCTTCAGGCTCAGGTGGACCTCCTGAAGGAGGACAAGGAATCTCGGAGTGCCGAGCTGACGGAACTACGCCATCGGGTAGAAATTCTCGAAGGGCTAGTTACTCAGCGAGCCGAGGTTGAAGAACTGAGTGTCAAGGTGTCTCTCGTGAAGGACACGGTCGATCGTATCGCGATCAAGGTAGGTGCTTGAAGATGGAGCATGACCCACAGGACGTGACGCCCTCTTGGTACAAGCCTCAACCCAGGAGCCCGCACCAGGTCTACACAGCAGATGTCATCCGTGACATCCAGCGGACACTGGCGGTACCTCAGACTGGGGAGATGGATAAGTCTACGGTAGACCACCTCAAGGGCCTACAGCACCTGTTCGGGTTGAACCCGACAGGTGTGATCGACAGAGAGACTGCCGTTCAGATCGAGCGGCTACGCAACCGGTATGCGTGAGAGAGGTAAGTGATGTCAGATGAGCAAGTGGGTCCGACCGGCCCGTACGGCGATCCAAGTGTTGATCGCCCTTATCCCTGTGGTTCCGGTACTGGTGCCTGCTCTTGGCCTCAGTGCGACAGTGGGAACGGGTGCAGCTTTGGTGACGGCAGCTTCGCTGTTGTCCCGCCTGATGCAGTCACCAGCGGTGGAGAATCTTCTGAAGACTCTTCGGCTGGATTCGTCGAGCCCGCTCCCTTCGGAAGCTGACGAAGAGAAGTAACAGAACGGCCCCCTCCCGAAGGAGGGGGCCGTTTCTGCGTTTCAGGACTCAGCCAGTGATGTCGTCAGACCACTCGTCATACGTGACCTTGGCGATCTCGTGAGCCTGCTTGAAGTCGTTGCTCGCCTGCTGGATGGCGGCCTGATCGCCGCCCACCTTCTCGGCTTCGAGTCGAGTGCGAGCCTGATTCTCGGCCTGGGCAGCCTTGGCGTACGCGTCGTACTTCTTGCCCATCAGAACTTCAACTCCTCTTCCAGCTCCTTCTCGGTCTTGACGCGGCCGTCGTCAGCCACACGCCACGTCGGAATGCTCACGTGGACGTCGGCGACACCGACGTACCCCTTGATGAGCTGGAGGAAGTCGTCCACGTCGAGCTGGTTCAGCTCCTCGAACGCCTCGCCGACACGGAAGGCGATGACAGTGTCACTCACCTTTGCTCCGCGCTCTCGGATCAGCTCCCGAGCGATCTCCTCGGAGATCACCTTCACCAGGTTGTTCACGTCTGCCATCATGCTCCTCGATTCTCAGTATCAGCCGACCCCTCTGCCGACTGACTCGCACGCGCCTCATCGCGCCTCGCCTCCAGCGCCGCCTGAACCTCACGCACGAACAGTGCACGAGCGTCAGCCTCAGTCTCAGTACCGTCGTCGTACATGTTGGCCCAGTCGCCATCGAAGACGAAGTAGATCGTCACGCTGGCAGGGATGCCATGCCTCTCCGCCGCGATCTCGATGGAGCCCTCAGGCTCCAGGATCCTGTCTTCCATCAGTCCTCCTGGTACTCGATGTCGGCGAACACGTCCGGGTACTCGTAGCTCAGGATGTCCCAGATCTTCATGGCCAGCTCCTGGATCTCGGCGTCAGCGTGGACGCTGAGCCTCTTCTTCAGGACATCCCGCCACGCACGCAGGTTGCCGCTCACCACCAGCTTGGTTTCCATACCGGACGGCAGGCCATACCTGGCAGCCTCTCGGGCCTGCTTGCGGGTCTTGCCGATGTCCCTGAGGGACTGGACCGCCCGCTTGTACTTCTCCTTGAAGTTGTCCCCGAGCGGCTCCAGGGGAGCCAACCCGAGGCCCTGGAACGCAGGAGGCATGACCGTGTTGGCGTCCTCCATGTTCACGAACCGCTGCGACAGCTCGGAGAAGCTGAGATGCCGGTGTCGGATCAGCTCGTGAGTCAGATTGCGGCTCACGCCTTCCACGTAGAACGTGACAGAGACGTGCTCCAGCACGCTCTCGTGCCCCTGCTCCACGATGTGCCGTACGTACGATCCGTTGTCGGCGGTGTCCTCGTTGGGCAGGTGGAACGACTCGTAGCACAGGCGACCAGCGAACTCGATGAGGTTCTGGCCTTCGTTGTTGCCGACCGAGAAGTTCTCGGACTGACGCACCCGCTTCTCGAAGGCAGAGCCTTCAGCCTTGCCAGGCATCACGTGTCGGCTGGACCCGTTCGGCGGGAACAGATCCACTTCAGTCTTGCCGATCAGGAAGACCTTCATCAGAACTCCGGAAGCTCGGTGTCGAGCACGTCCTCGCGAGTGCTCATAACGTAAGCGTACAGGATGACGGCGTACCCCGCAAGGTCGTGGTACGTGTCGATCTTGGCCTCATGGTTGGGGCTGTTCGACAGCCCCTGAAGCCTGCCCAACTTGGTGTAGAGCTGGGTGAGGATGGCAGTCTCAACCGGAATGTCGAGAGCCTTGGCCACCGACTCGAAGTTGCTGAACTCCCCGTCGATTCGGTAGTCCTCGTTCTTGGTGGCCAGGTTGTAGCTCAGATCCTGGAGAGCCGACTGCACCCAGGAGTTCGGATCAGGAGAGGTCATCTTCGGTGATCACCACCTTGGTCGTCTTCACGATGCGGACCTTGGCGTACACTTCCTTGGCGTCCACGTAGGACGCCATCACTCCGTCGAGCGTCTTGGAGCCGAGACCCCAGGGACGCCAGGCTCGTTCGTTGTTGAACATGAACGAGTAGGCGGAGTCGTCCTTGCGCCACGCCTGCACCTGGTACCAGTCGCCCTCACTGGGCTCCTGTTCCACGGTGTGGAGCGTGATGGTCTTCGGGGCCTCAGGGGCGCTCAAGAACAACGACCCGTCCGATACGAGCGTGCTCGATGAGGTTGAGGCACTGTCGGCACGGTTCTTCCGTGACATAGAGAGTTGCTCCCTCGCACGATCCCAGACCGGCATCAAGGATCGCATTGTGTTCGGCGTGGATGGCATAGCAGGGGAACTGGTTGTAGTCCGCATTCGGCGGAACCTCCGAGTAAGGCATCTGTCCACGAGGACAACCCCCATCGACACAATGACGCTTACCGCTGGCAACCCCATTGTACCCCTGTCCGATTACCTTCTTGTCCTTGACGACGACGGCCCCCACCTTGCGGCGGGAGCACGTCGATCGCTCAGCCCAGATGCTGGCTATGTCAAGGAAGGTTGCGTCCCAGGAAGGACGGCTCACTTGCGTCATAGTCCAGCTCGATCCGGTCGTTCACGGCGGGCGTGAGCCACGCCGCATTCTTCTTGTGCAGGATGATGAACGAGCTACCAGCAGACGTCTTGGTCCACTGATAGGTCATGCTGCGCCGATCCTTCTCGGCTACCTGGATCCAAGGGTAACCGTTCTTGTCGAGACGGTAGACCTTGCCGATCCGATGGCGGCCGGTAGAGGACGCCGCCGAAACGACGACATCCCCCACCTCAACCTCGACGCCATAGGCGTCATGTGCACTCATCCGGCCGGGCACCCGCAGTGCGGCGGGAAGTGCGGCGGGTTCTTGCAGTTGTTGCAGGTCACTTGCCGTGCCTCCCCTTACGCCGCTCGATGAACGGCTTCGGCTTGCCCGAGTTCTGGGCCCACTGCTCGTCGAACTCCTTCGCCTTCTCGGCGGGAGTCAGCGTGGGATCCCACGGCTGCGAGTTCTTGTCGTCCTTCTTGCTGTGCTTCCCCATGCTCAGCCCCTCGTCAGTTCCTCGATCGTGTACTCCTCGGACTGGAGTCCACTCTTGTGGTCTTCGAGCTGGAGGGACGTCTCGTCCGGGTCCAGCTCCACGTTGTGAGCCTGTGCGATCAGGTCGAGCGCGTCCCACGCCTCATCCTCAGAGGCGAAGTACTTGCCACCCGTGATCTCCGAGGAGGTGTTGTTGGCGATGTCGGTCCACTCGTTGACGATCACGAACACCTTGATTTCGTCGGACACTGCTTCCTCTTCCTGTGAGATGTAACGCTTCCAGTTGCTACGATGTTCCCGGGATTCCCGGAACTTGAGTTCCGGGCCCCAGGAGTTACGCCACGATCGGCTCACTGCTTGATCCTGCCCAGTAGGTAGTCTCCGCCCTCCTTCAAGAACATGCTGTTGCTGTCCTCTCCGTCAGGCATCTTCATGCGGATGACGTTGGTCAGGTTCTCGGTCATCGCGATCCACAGATCCTTACCCGCATCATCCCCGTCTTCAGCCAAGTATACACGGCTGAAGTCCTCGAAGACGTTGACCCAGTAGTCCTTCCAGTTCTCGGCACCAGGCACGCCGATCGCTGGGACGCCGATCTGCTGCCAGATCAGAGCGTCGATCTCCCCCTCGGTGACGACGATCCAGTCGTCGGCCCACGAGGCAGACTGTACACCATACAGGTTCGTTCCGGAACCCTTACGCTTCAGGTACTTCTTGTGGTGGGGAATCTCCTTGCAGTTGTGATCCTCCATGCACCTGAAGTTCATGTTGACGGGGCCGACATCCGTGAGATACGGAATGGCCAGCCGACCCACATAGGACTCGTGACCTGGAAGCGGGTCAGTCACTACGCCAAGTCCTCTTGAACGAGCGTGAGCCAGATCGATTCCTCGACCCTCCAGCCATCCGGCCGCGACGTCCAGATTCTCGGCGTACGTGAGTGTCGCTCGCTCCAGATATCTCCGCTGCTCTTTCGACAGCGCTGGCATAGTCCATCCTCTCGTACTGCATGATCACTTGGACCGCGTTGCCCTTGGGGCAGTCGGCTGCGTGGCAGTTGTAGACCTGCTTCTGCGTGTTGACTGACCCTGAAGCATCTCGGTCGTCATGAAACGGACATCGGTATGGCTTCCATCCGATGTTCTCAACAGCGGGTACACCGCCGTAACTCTCCAGGATCGGCGAGATCGGAAAGATGGGAAACTCGAACTCCGACTCACCGGTCTTCCGAGTTCCCCGCATCCCATGCCTCCCGCCAGATTCCCGTGGCGATCTCGATGACGGCACCCACAGGGATGCCGAGACCGAGAAGCGCATTGATGGACGTGTCGAACTTCGGGGTGTTCGACCAGTAGATTCCGAAGTGCCTCTTGATCTTGTCGAGGTCACTGTCACCCACCATCGGGCTTCACCTTCCCTACTACGTCGTGCGCTGGTGGGCTGGCCAGGTAGCCAGCCGCTCGCTCGAAGACTTCGATGTTGTCTCGTGCATGAGCGAGCATACCGTTGCAAGGAGAGCAAAGCAAGCCTCGCACGTATCCACTCACGTGGTCGTGGTCGACAGCCAGCTTCTTACGGCGTCCAGTAGCTCTCCTGCATATGTAGCAGACGCCTCCCTGTGCCTCGTACAGGGCTTCGTACTGTTCCTTGGTCAGTCCGTACCGCTCGAAGATTGCTCGGCCGTGAGCGGCCTCTCTGCGGGCCTTCATGACTGCTCTGTGGTGAGTGGCGCATCGTGGCCCCGGATGGGGAGCCGGTCGACGGCTCCCCTCAGGACAATCCTTGCACCACTTCTTGAGTCCTCTGGTCATCGACCACGTCCTCCACCGGAGGAGCCAGCGATAACCAGGACGATCGCCACAAGGATGATCAGCCCGACTCCACCGGCTCCAGTACTAGTGCTCGTCTCTGCTGCCAAAGTCGCCAGCCCAGACATCTACCTTGTCCTCTTCGTCTGTGTAGGGGCCGTCCTTGAACAGGAGCGGCGGCGGTTCCGGATTCTCCAGCTCCTCGATGAGGCAGATCGCAGGGTGCGCAGCCATCTTGAAGTACTTCTTGGCCATCGCGTCCTGCGGTCCGAACCGGTTCTTGACGGTCGCCACGTCGAGAGTCTCAGCGTAAGCGTCACCCCAAAGAGTGATGATGAGAGTGGGTAGCTGGTTTGCCTTACCCATGATCGCTGATCGAGGCGGAGGCGATCCAGCCTTCGCCGACTCGGATGTATGGTGAACGACCAGGATCGCAGTTTCCTGCTCACGTGCCATGTCCTTCAGCTCGGCCATCAGTGCCCAGTAGTTCTGCTCACCCGCGCCCTCGTAGTCAATGTCCATCATGATGTCGATGACGGTGAGGTGAGGGTACTCGCCCTTCAGCTCACGGAAGGCTTCCGCCTCCCGCCACATGTGCTCCAGGGTGGGGCTCGACTTGAACGACCACCGGACGAAGTCCATGTCCTTGAGCGTCTCGTAAGCCAGGCTCTTCTGGGCCATGACCCACAACTCGGTCTCATCAGAAGGCGTCCCGGTCAGCATGGAGAGTGATCGAGACGCCATCGTGAAGTCGTCCGAGTCGGACGAGTGATACAGAGTAGGGACGTTCATGTTCTTGACGGCGTTGAGAGTCCACACCGTCTTCATGGAGCCGGGAGGTCCGGCCACCATGCTGATGCTACCCCTGCGAATAGTCATCTTCTTCTCGGCGAAGATGGGCCACGGGTCCGGCAGAGGTTCGCCAGCCGAGACGCCACGCTTCACCGTACGGGCCAGTGTCTTCAACGCTTCACCTTCCACACGACCGGTCGGCCATGCTTGGAGACGGGACAGCTCATCTTGTGTGCCTCGGGAGGAGTCCCCTCCGGGACTCTGCACACGCTGCACACCTTGGGCCATCCGTCGTACTTGCCCATTGGATCACCTCCGTGGAGCTGACGGGAATCGAACCCGTGTCCGTCTGCGGTCCGCGTGCGGCTTTCACAGACGTCGAAACCTTCCAGCCCCGAGTGGGCCTGGCGGCCGTCACCGCCAGGTGTCACAGGGATCTCCTGTGGATCATGCCAGGCCCAAGTTGATCAGCCCTGCACCAGCTTGACCGCGATGGTCTTGTTGTTGCCGGACCGTGCCGTCACCTGCTTGCCGATGGTGACACCGGGCTCCAGGTTCAGGCCGGTGCTCTGCATCTCCTGCTTCAGAGCCTCCCGCTCCTGCTTCGTGTTGAAGTCGATGCGGTAGGTCTTGCCGTCCGCCGTCTGGATGGTGACCACGATCTTGTGGACCGGCCGGTGGTTCTGGGAGTCCTTGTCGAACTGCCCCTCCGGGAGCACCTTCCACGTACCGGGAGTGACCTCCACGAAGTACTTCGGCTTCTTGGTGTTGAAGTCGTAGACCGGAACGTCGGTCTTCGGCTCCTCGGTGATGACGCCGACGACCTTGTCGCCGGGCTGCTGAAGCGGGTAGAACGGAGCGCCGCCGTTGCCGCCGAAGAGATCATTCAGAGTTGCCACAGTGTTTCCTCCTGCTTACCTTACGACCAGTTGATCTCTGCTACCTTCACCACGTTCTGTGGTGGGGTAGTTCCAGTCTCCCACGGCTTCGGCTTGGTGTCAACCGCCTGCCGATTCCACGGGATGTTCTCGTTCTCGCCCTCGGGCTCGTCGTCCGGGACGGTGGGGTCAGCCGTGTAGTCCTCGCTGACCGTGGTGGCTCCGAGCTGCGTCTTGATCAGCTCCTCAGGATCCACCTCGACCCTCTCGATGGGCGCAGGGGGCGGAGGCTTGGGGCCTCCGTCATCGTAGGTCACGTCGACCTGCGTGCCGACCTTGAAGCCCTGCGTGAAGAGGTTCAGGTAGACGGCAGCCGCCACGCCGAGCGCACCGGCATCCTGTACACCATCGATCCCCAGCTCCTCGGGAGTTGCCCTCACCTTCACGTTACCGTACTGGACGGTCGGGAGCAGGAACTCGATCTCAGCCATCCGTTTCCACCTTTCCCCACGAGTCTACCCAGTTGGCTGCGTGATCCGCAACCGCGTCGTTGAGGAACTTCTCGCGCTCCTCTTCGGTCTTGTCGTCCCACTCCTGATCGGAGCAGCCGAACTCCTCAAGGGAGTAGGTCTCCTCGACCTTGGTCCCTTGAACGCTCACGCCCAGCGTGATGCTGTACGTGTTCTCCACCGCCTCGGCGTACTTGTCGTTCCAGTACGCGTCGTCAGAACGGGAGCCCATCTTCCTCACTCTTGTCGTAGTAGACCGCACGCTGGGTCATCCCAGCGTTGACCAGACAGTTGTCCTGGTTGAAGCAGAACTTGCAGTCGAACCCGGCGTTGGCCTCGTAGTGCTTGGCCTTCATCCGATCGTACACTGCCTGGTACTTCTTGCCAACCTCCCCAGGGTCGATGGCCGAGAGATCCACGTACCTGGTGTTGGGCCTGCCGGGGGCGAGCATCACATACCTACCCCAGTAGTGGTGGTACATGCTGGGATGCGCGCTCTTGAGGAGCGCGGCATAGGTCTCCAACTGGAAGTTGTCAGGCTTGGTGCTGCCCGTCTTCCAGTCGAGGATCACTGGCCCCTTCTTCTTGTGCTCCCCGAGGATGTCAACGTAAGCCACGACGGGAACTTCCAGGGATGGAAGTCGTCCTGTCGCGTCGTACTCAACCTCCCATACGTCCACCTGAGACAGCTCCTCCAGAGCCTTCTCGTAGCAGTCCTGAGCAAGCTGTAGCGCCTTTCCTTCGATCACCGGGGCGTCCTTCGGGCCGCCCGACAGCCAGCGGGAGAGATCAGGCTCGATCTCCATTTGCTTGGTGATCAGATCGTAGAACTTCTGGGTGAGATCGAACGGCTCACCCTTGAGGTGAGCCTCTATCCCGTCGTGCACCACCGTACCAACTGGGATGTACCAGGTCTGCTTCGACTCAGCGTTGCGGATCTTGGACAGGTACCAGTTGCGGGGACACGAGTAGGACTTGTACTGTGAGTAGCTGATGTAGTCCAGTGCCATACCCTCCAGTCTATCAGGTGTTGGCGCAGGTACCACAGTACGGCCGACTGCCATCCTTGTACTTCCGGAACAGCATAGCATCCCTGCCGTGCTGCTTGCAAGACCACTCGATGAAGTCGCCGATCGGGAAGGCGGGAGGCTTACGCCGACCGCCGCCCTTCAGCGGGAGGAGCATGAGGGGCTTCTCACCACCACGAACCGAGAAGTATCGGTCCGACTCCTCCGCCATCTTGAGGCAGGTTGCCCTTACGGGGCAACCCTCACAGTACTTCTTGGCGTCCTCGAACTTACGCTCGTTGAACTTGCGCAGCTCGTGTGTACCAATGCCTTCGAGTCCAGGATCGCCGGTCTGGCTCATCTGGAACAGCTCCGGATTCACGCCATTGCAAGCAGCGTCGTCAGTCCAGACGTACTCTCTGCTCATCCCCGCCCACGGATCGTAGACAGGTCGACTCAGCTTGGCTGTGTACTCCCAGTCGAGGTCTCGCACTGGAGCGAGACCATCTGTGGTTCGATCGAAGACGTCTCGATTCCACTTGGTCTTGTCGAACTGCTGGGTTCTACCCATGTTACTCCTGTTCAGAAGTGCTGTCTACCAGCCAACCAACGCCCCGTTAGGGGGCGTTGAGCTGTTGGTATGCAGACTGTCTGCCATGGTTACTCATATCAACAGCCCCGAGGGGGGCTGTATTCCAGGTTTCCCCAGAAAAATTTCAGGTAGTTCTTGTGACCTGCGTCACACCCTTAGACACGTGCTTGACGTGCTACGATGGTGTTATGAAGGCAAAGACTACACTGATCATCCCGGATGTGCAATACCCTTACCATGATGAGCTTGCACTCAAGAAGCTGATCAAGGTAGCGGCCGACCACAAGCCGGACAGAATCGTCCAGATCGGCGATGGCATCGACTTCCCTACGGTCAGTCGCTGGGCCAAGGATACTGCCCTGGAGTACGAGCAGACCCTACAGGAGCACATAGACGGCTTCAGGGAAGACGTCCTGGTACCCCTCCGGGAGGCTGCTCCAGCCGCTGATCTCCTCTGGCTTGAGGGAAACCACGACGCTCGCGTCAAGGACTTCATCAAGAAGTACGCTGCGCCACTCGGACCCCTCAGGGCGCTGGACATGCCACGTCTCTTCGAGCTTGATGAGATCGACTGGCGATATGAGCGAGGGCCCACCCGGATCGCGACCAATGTACTTGCGGTACACGGCCACGAGTCTGGCGGGTACTGCGCCAGTGCCTCCGCCTGGGACACGAAGTTTGCTCGCCGCTACGGTAGCGACAAGTCCTTCGTCTTCGGACATACACACCAACCTTTCCTACTTACCCGTTCGTACGGTTACGACGGGAAGGTTACCCCGCGATTCACGATGAACGCGGGAAGCATCATGGATCCAGTGGCTGCGACGTACGTCAAGGACGGAGCCGTGAACTGGACGATGTCGTTCGGATTCCTCACGGACGACGGTAAGCGGGTGTATCCCGAGCTGGTCACGATGGTCGACAGGGGGTTCATCTTCCGTGGCGATAAGTATTGAGCCGGTACAGCCAGGCACGGTATGCGTCTGGTGCTGGAAGGAAATAACTCCTGATCAACCGGCGTTGGAACTGAAGGAAGGGGCGCACGCCCACCTGGCGTGCGACTCACGGATGCTAGGGTTCATCGGCTCACTGGAAGGGTACCTCGAATGATCGACTACACGAGATTGACACCGGCAGTCGAGCGTGCTGCCAGTGCCGCTAAGTCCAGCTTCCCTGCACACCACGACATCTCCGACGTCAAGCAGGAGATCTGGGTGTGGATCATGGAAAACAAGAACACGGTCACCAGAATCCTCACCGAGCAGAACTACGAGGCGGTGCTTCACACCTACCTGGTTCGTGCGGCTCAGACAGCCCTCAAGAAGGAGGACGCGGCCAGCTACGGCTACGATGAGGAGGACCAGTTCAACTACCCGCTCGACATGATCAAGAGCATCCTGGAAGTGGTGTTCGTACACGAAGACTGGCAGTCGTTCGCCCAGTCGGCGCAGGCAGGAATGCCTCGCGCCAAGGCTGAGCCTGCCACCGGAGGCAACAATCTCGCCTCGTACTCGGATGTCAGTCGCGCCATCACGTCACTCCCAGAAGATCAGTACAACCTGCTGGTCTGGCGGTACAAGTACAACGAGACCTTCGAGCAGATTGGTGCCCATGTGGGCATCAGTCGCCAGGCTGCCAAGCAGCGTCACGATGGCGCTGTGAGCGCCATTCAGCAGTTCCTCGGCAAGAGGGACCTGAGCCAGGTTCGCAACCCGGCAGAGGTGCCCTACAGGCCCGGCAACGCGGCCTCCGCAGCTCGCACAGAGCGTGACTACGAAGGCTAAGTGGGAGAGGGTGGATTCGAACCACCGGTGACCCATACAGGTCGCGAGGTGCACAGCTCGCCGGTCAAGCCAACGACCGATCTCTCCCATGGGGCCCCCTTTCGGGGGCCCTTTCTCATGATGCTTGCAGGTGGACGATGATGTCCTCGGTCTGGAAGTGGAGATACTCCGCACCTACGCAGAGATCTTCCAGCTCCTCCAGGAGGGCCGCCGTCGTGCGGCCCCGATAGGACTGGAACCGAGCGAGCGACACGTCCACATAGTCCAGCTTCTTGCCTGGACCACCGAGGTAGATCACACCCTCGGTCTTGCCGTTCTCCCGAACGTCCTCGATGAACGTCTTGAGGATGGTGAGCTGCTCGCTGGTCATCCGAAGATCAGCCACGTAGCGACAGCCCCCCAGATGAACACGCCCAGCCACGTCAGGTAGACGTGGACGTGCGTGCCGCGCTTGGTGGTGAACTCAAACCCGATCGCTTGGGTCTGACTCTTCGTCCACGCCTTCTTCAGCCACGCCTTCATCGGCCTGCTCCTCCACCATGTACGTCAGAGCGTCGTGCAGACGCTCGGCCTTTGCCTTCCACTTCTGACCCCAGAGAGTGACCAGAAGACTGGTCACCCACATGATCAGAACTACCCAGTCATGTATCACCAGACCACCTTTCCGACCTGGCGTTCACGCTGGTAGTGCTTGTCCAGGCTACTGTTGCTGTCGACGTTGAGTACGCCGGTCTTGACGTTCCGCATGAGCACGCACTGCGGACCGGTAGCGATGATCTCGAAGATGTACTGCCTCTGTCGCTGTGAAACGACGTCGCCCACGATCCAGTCCGGATTCGACCAAGTCTCCTCGATCTCTTCGTCGGACATCTCGACCAGCTTGCGCTTCTCCTCGATCACCTTGTAGGTCTTCGGTCGGAACTCCTCGCAGAGATCCCAGGTAGAGTCGGACTCGTTGCCAAGCCAGCCGTATGAGTCTGTCTCGCCGACGATCCAAACCTTACCGTCCTCCAACCATGCCACCCTGCGCACCTTGTTGTCAATGGGCATCTTGAAGAGCATGTCCTGACGGAGAGGTGTGGCGGGCTTCTTGAGCCCGCTCACTAGTGCCTCATGGTAGCCGTCCACCACAGCCTTCGCTGCTTCGTCCAGGCTCTTACCCTCAGTGAAGTCTGAGTCCATGAACTTGGCTACGGCAGCTATCTGCTGCGCCTTACTTGGGAGGGACAAAGGCGTTCACCTCCTTGTAGAGCTTGTAGCCCATGATCTGGGCGATCTCCAGCTCATAGATGTAGGCGGTCTTGCCGGTCTCAAGGACGTAGTCCTTGGCGTACGACTCGGCATCGCTGCGAGGGTTCGGTCCCGTGACACAAATCTCGATCACGTTGTCGTTGACCAGCGCAAGGTACGGGCTGGATGACTTACTCGCCACCCATGCGGTGCTTGCGTTACCCATGTCCATCCTTTCTCTCCGCGACCTGCGGACAGGCCGACACATGAGCGAACAAACGCGATCATCGGGTGACCAGCCCTACGCGGCCAGCCTATCTGAGGCCGGACCCATGTGTCGACTTGACCGCCGCCCCTTGCGGGGCGGACGGAGTTACACCTTCTCTACTGTGATGGTGACCTTGAACTTCTCGTTGTCCGAGTACCGGTAGTACTCGGGCTCATCACGTTCCAGCTCAGAGGTCAGAGTCCCGTCACCGATATGCTCCAGGATGTCGCGAGCATTCCAGACACTCGACTGCACCCAGCCCACGCCAGTGACCTTGTCCTCGGACTCGATCTTGACGCCCATCACTTCTCCTTGGGGAACGCGGGCTTGCTGACGTCGATCAGCTCCTCCTTGACCCCGTTGACGACCACGTTGTGGGCGTCCTTGAAGTTGCTCCACTCGTTGTGCTTCTGCACGAACCGAACGGAGTCACGACGAACGTCGTCCGTCGCCGCTCGCAGGTCAGCGAGCGCGCCGTCACCCACACGGATGACGCAGGTCTCGTACAGGTCGGGAATGTTCTCCTTCTTGACCTGGCCGAGGATCATCTTGAGCAGGAAGATCGGATTCTCCAGCTCAGGGTTGTCCGTCGTGATCACCACGTAGTCACCCACGTAGGTGATGAGACGGCCGAACTCGATCTCCTCATCGACGATCTCTTCGTCGTTGCGGTGGTGGATGGCGCAGGCATCACCCTGCGGGCAGTCCTCACCGTCGAGGTCGATCTTGGTGAACGCTTCCTGGAGGATCGCCTCAGCCTCAGCTTCGGCAGAGTTGATCTCCGGAGTCTCGTCACTCATCAGTACTTCTCCTCGTTGTCTACCGGTACTGCCTGATCGTGGCGGAACACCACTTGCCCGGCCAGCCCACGACGACATGCCCAGTCGGGCACCTCGTACTTCCTGACCTGGAAGCCGTCATCCAGTATAGCCTGGAGGTGGCTTCCGAACCAAGTGCGGATCGAGTTCATGTTGTCCACACCGCACACCTCAGAGGGGCTGATCCCTCCAAGGAGGGGATCCCCTGCCGGGGTGGGGAGTTCGACACCCCTGGCTCGGGCCTCTTTCATGGCCTCCAGGAGCATGTCACGAACATCCCACCAGCGCGGGTCATTGCTGGCGGTATACCACATGCCAGCGAACGGACCTGCACCGAGACCGGTACGCGGGTCGACGTACTCTGTACTCTCGACTCGGTAAACGATCATGTCCTCTCCCTTTCGAGATCAGCACCACTGTGATGCTGGCACAACGCCCGGTCGAGCCGGGCGCTGCACTTAAGTCACAGTGATCAGATGGACAGGCCCTTGGTCCGGTTGTCGGCCAGAACGAGCCGACCCTTCACGAGGTCGAATGCGCGGGGGTTCTTCTTCCACGCCTTACCGTTGGGCCGCTCCAGGTTGGGGGTGTGCTTGTGCTTCGATCCGCCCTGGCCGTAGCGACGGGACTTCTTGCTAGCCATACAGCAACTCCTCAGGATCCTGGTCGTACTGGTTGTCGGACTCGATCTGCCTGCCAGTCATGTCCCAGATGTCCTGGCACGTGGCTGAGCAGATCAGAGAGAGCGAGTCCCATTGCATCACGTCGGAGCAAACGAGGCACCTCGGAGGCTCTTCGATGATCGGATTCTTGTAGAAAGCCATCACTTGCTCCTTGCACGCCGCCTACCTGGCGGCAGTGCCCTGCTGGGGACTCGAACCCCAGAGTATGCCATTCAGGGCCGCCCGTCAAGACCCGTCGCTACTCGGCGCGCAGCCGAGATCGGTCGGGACAAGCAGAGTGTTCTTCTCGTCGATCATGAGGTTGTCTCCGTAGAGATCGCCCACGCCAGTGGCGGAGGTGATCGCATTGCAGACCTGTGACCAACGATGCTCCTGACCATCGTCACCCTTGAAGGTGCCGTAGTAGGTGTAGGCGTTGCTCAGCTTCTCGATGGCGATGACACCCACGCCGTTGTCCTGCACCTCGTAGAACGAGAGGCGGGGCAGGCGAGAGTACTTCGGCATCTTGCAGGTGAGGTACAGGTGCTTCCACGTGTTCCACTCACCCAGGTTGGTCTGCCACAGACTGTTATCCGAGGCATTCTGCTGCACCTTGTACACCGCCCCACTGGGGGCGAGGTATCCAGCACGATAGCAGCCACTGCCCAGGTATGTCCAGCCTTCGGGGGCATTTGGAGCCGTGGCGTCCCATCGGGGACGCGGGCTGTGGTGCCACTCGTGGATGAACTTAGCCTCTTCCGCGTTGCCAATCATGTCCACTCCCATGGAACAGTGCATGCACTTTGCCTGCACTAGTGGGTGCCGGGGGCTCGAACCCCGGTGCCTGCCGGTCACCCTACCTGTTACTGGTTGCGCGGCGTGTCATCCGTGCTGCCACGGAAGTCCACGTCCGGCAGGATGGACTGCGGCTTGAACGTCTTGCGGTAGTGGTAGGCCGACGCCTTGACAGGCTCGCCCTGCTCCACGAAGTACGAGACGTTGTCCGAGAGGCCGACGAAGTCCTTCACGTACTCGCCCGGACCGGTCTTGCAGATCAGTTCGAGCTGAGAGTCCTTGCTGTCAACCGTGAGAGAGCAGGCGCCTTCGATCTCCAGCAGGTACTTGTCGGTGATGCCGTTGAACACGACGATCCGACGGTTGACCTCGAAGTTGTCGGCAGCCTTGCTGACGTTCTCAGACGCCACGTCAGCATCGCTCGAACACGCAGTCGCGGTGATGCCCAGAGTGATCGCCGCAAGGGTAGCAGCGACGATACGGCTCTTACGCATATGTCCTCCTGTAGGCCAGGACGCCCAGGGAGGGCGTCCAGTGCCAGCCTGGGACTCGAACCCAGGTGTCTGCCGGTCTGGCTACCACGTCGTCACCAACGCGGCTCACACGACCACTGGGGGTCGTAGGGCAGGAAGCGCCCAGGGACCTCCTGGTCGTAGTTGTCGAACGCCTTGTACATGTACTCGCCGACCATCTCAGGTCGACCCTCCTCGCCCCACATTTCGACGGCCTCGTTGATCTTCTCGATCACACGCCTGCGGGTCTTGCCGGACGACACGAAGTCGTCCACCAGGATCCACTTGTCACCCAGCTCACCGAGCAGGCGACCCTTGCCGTGGTGCGAGTCGTCCGTCTCCTTGCGGATCAGGACGAACTTCTTGCCCATCTGGAGTGCGAGGGTGGGGATCACAAGTCCCCCAGAGAAGCCAGTGCCGACCAGGGTGTCGAAATCGACGTTGGCCAGCCGCTTCTTTGCGGTCTCGATCACCTCGGCGAGGTTGAACACAGCATCGTCCATGTACCAGGTACGAAACTTGGTGCTCATCACTGTCCTCCTCAGAGAGACGCCCCTGTAGCGTCTCAGTGCCTGCCTACGGCTCGAACGTAGGTGCCTGCCAGTCAGGCTAGCTGTCACCAGCTACGGTAGATCAGGAAGCCGCCCAGGGCGGGCGTCCCCAGGTACAGCACGAGAGCTAGTGCGACCATCATGAGAAGTCCTCCGGGTGCCGCTTGTGCTGAACGTAGACCATCACCCATGCTGCCGTCAAGGAGACGGCGGCGATGATGCCAGGGCCCACGTAGGGCATGGCCATGATGTGAGCTACGGTGTCCATGATTCCTCCTTGCTAGCGCCCTCAAGGGGCGCAGTGGGTGGCCGGGACTCGAACCCAGACTGTATGCCGTTCACCCGATCAAGCTCAGTGCCCAAGGATCTCGGGCAGCCGCTCCGCAATGTGGTAGTGCTCGAACAGTGCGAGCGGCAGGAGTGCGACGATACCCGCAAGCAGGTAGTCGTCGAACTTTGTCCGGACGTGGTGCACCTTGTTGACCAGGTGCTTACGCCAGGTGATGTCCACCACCACGTGCAGTCCGAAGATCGCAGGGTGGAACTCGCGGTGGACGTGTCCCATACGCGGGTGGCGACGGGTCACGTGGACCCGGTGCCCATCGATGGGGTGCTCAACAACGTGGGAGAAGTTCCAGATCTGCCCCGTCTCGCGGCCCTGAATGGCCACGACCCGAGAACCCTGGTGGATCTCCTCGTTCTGAGCATTGATCAGTCGCATGACAGTACCTTTCGGTTGGATTTACTGTTGCCCGCTGATCAGCGGATCCCTGTGCGAACACCACACTAGGCGGCGAATGCGTGGGTGTCAAGGGCTCGAACCTTGATGCCTGCCGGTCACCCTGTGACTCTCGTCACTTCTTACATGTGCAGCGGCCAGTGAAGACCCAGCGGTTCCACAGGAACTCCATGCCGTTGCACGTGCACTTCTTGTCACTCATGATCACACCTCATCTGCGTCGTCGGCGAAGTCCTCCGCAAGGTCTGCGACCTCGTGGTAGAACTTGGGCGTACCGGTGCTGATGATGTCATCCAGCACAACCGTGCCACTGTCGGAGACAGTGACCTCCCAGTCACCCTCGTACTTGCGTCCGAGAGTGCCGCCGCCCACCTTGCTGACGCGGATCACTCGGGATCCACGCACAGTGGTGTATTCGGCCATGATGATCTCCAATCCAGTAAGCCAGCGCCCCTGTCGAGACTTGCACTCGAATGTGGCTACTCCAGGGGCAGCCCCCACCCTAGGGGGCTCTGCCGGTCACCTAGTAGGGCAAGGGCCTGCCACTAGGCGTCCGGGTGTCCGGTTCGGGCTGAGGCCGAGGTTTACTCGGCCTCTGTACCCTGATCTGCCTTGACACGGATCTCCTCGTTACGCTCGATGTCCCAGATGGCGATTTCTCCACGCTCCGCACCCAGAGAGAATGCGTCGTGGAAGTTGTCAACGTGAGTCACGGCGTCGAAGTAGATCATGCCGGTCTCGGTGTCCGTCCACACGCCGAAGTAGCGAGCCTCCGTGCCACCGATGAACCAGGCCAGGTCACCCCGGTCGAGGTCAGCGATGTTGGAGATCACCAGCGAGGGACGCACGCCACCCACGTAGAACCCGGTCTTGGGCAGAGAGTCCTGCTCGAAACCGTCCAGGTTGGCGAACGAGTCGACCGTCCCGTCCTCCTTGGCACGAGCCATGACGGACAGCGTGAGGGCGACGTCGTAAGCGTTCATGATGTCCTCCTGTAAGCCAAGGCGCACCGTGCGCCTAGTGAGCGGGCCGGAATCGAACCGAGCCTACAACCATTCGCCCCCGTCCGCAACGCTTCACAGCGGGCAGACTAGAAGTGGATCACCTCACGGGTTGGTGCCGTCCTCGTAGGACAGCTCATGCGGGTAGAAGCAGGTGCGAGACGGCTGGATCTTGTGCATGGTCGCGATGTCGACCACGTGAACCAGCGCCTTACCGAGCAGGTTGTACCCAAGGGCCACGACCTTGAAGGTCTGGCCCTCGAACGTGTCATGCTCGGCATGATCAGCGATCACGTAGTCGCCGACCTGATACCCACCATGGGTGCTGCCCTGTCGGGCAGCGTTCACCATCATCGAGTTCAGGACTGCACTCATGTCAGATCACACCCTTCATGTAGAGACGCATGGCCACCACGAACGCTACAGCGATCAGTATGCCCATCACGACACCGTCCGGGTGTCGTAGTTGTACGTGGGGTAGTACCGCGCAGCATCGAACGGCTCGCAGTACATCTGGAGTATGGGCGTGGACCACTCATAGCAGCCCTCGCACAGGAACTTCCACCCACGTCCAGCGGTCTCCCATGCCCACACCGGAGGGTGCTCATCGCACCCGTTGCAGATGTGTTTCATGATCGATCCTCTCTCTGCGGAGCCAAGAGGCCACAGGTGAGACAGCAGGATCAGGCGGCCCAAAGGGCCTGCCGTCACCACTCACCTGTAGCCGATGGCTCTTACAGGGAATTGGACTGTGCACGAACCGACTAGCTCACGTTCGGAAGCTGTCAAGGTCTGGGGTACACCCTGGACCGAGGCAGACGACTCGCCTTAAACCCTGACCTGACCGGCTGTGATCCCGACGTTCGGCGGTAGCATTCCCAATGGATGCGGCATGATCGCGCCTAGCGGTCGGGCAGCCTGTCAGCGGGTGGCAGGAGTAGCCCTAGCGGCGAGCGTTTAGCTCGTGCACTGCTCACTGTTGAGTTCTCAAGGAACGGCCCTGGTGTTCTCGACTCCTGCTACCGCCGTCCATACGGCGGGGAGCTGATCCCCGACGCATCTGTAGCCAGGCCCTCGGTGCCCATTACAGGCCCTTGGAAGGTCCCACCTGACACCTGTAGCCCCTGACCCCCGTAAGGGAGCCGTACCGGCTGCCGGTGTCCCGTGCTGGTGTTGCGAGAACGACTATCCTCCGATGCCGCCCGCTTGTCAAGCCCCTTGCTCTCGCCCTTAGGGCCGCCGGTCAAGCCGGTGCCTACCCTTCACCGTCCGGTCACATCGTGAGCGCGGAGTGGATCACTGGTCGCATGCGAGCGTATGTGGTGCGTGACTCGCGGGCCGCTGTGGAGTTGTCTGTCGCTCTGTCGCCCTGTCGTAGCGGCGACAAGCTCCAGAGACACCTTTGCAGCGGGTTACGTCAAGCATCGCAGGTCAGAGGCATAGCGGCTGAGTGACGATAAGGTGAGATTTGCTACTGCGCACAGCAACTCTCCCCGCATCACCGCAGGTCAAGTGATCTCGGGCGGGGCGACCTACAGGAGCCCCTCACCGCTGCTGACCTGGGACTACTATGAGTTTTCAAGATCTTTCTGGTCGCTCTGAGGAGCAAAGATCGTACGTTCTGTACAGAACCCACATGATCCATGGTGTCCAGCACGTCTGACCTAGGAACTAGGCCAAAAGATCTTCAGACTCCAGTGATTCCATGATCATCCATCCATGTTCCCTGCGTTTGCTAGAGGTGCCTGCACGTCACGTGAGAGGTGGAAGACACGCGCGTATGGCCTTCGATCCTGAGGCAGGGTGGACTGTCCCACCTTCAGATCCACGTCAAACGCAGCACATTGCCTAACAATCGCAGGCTAGGCGCACACATTGCCTACATATCTAAGGTTTGGCTGTACATATTGCACACATGAGCACACGCTGCGCTCACATGAGCAGGCCACGCTGGACAGATCGGGCTGGATCACCACGCATGCACCCAAGTCGGACATGATGGACGATGTGTGGCCATGTGGTGACATAGCGTACCCCGGGGTGTTAAATCGGGCGCGAGAGTGAGTGTGTGAGACCCCATAGAAATGTACCATAACATATCACCACAGAGTGACGATCCAGGGCCTCTTCGTCACGCTGAGTAGAACATTGGTAAAGAGTTGGTAACGCTGCTTGACCGTCAAGGCGTGAAACACCCCGTATAGAGAGTGAGCCCCTGAAGTTGTATATGTCGGACGTGAGCTACCACAGACAGACTGCTCCACCCGATAGACCAGGGCCCCTAAGGGCCTGGTCGTGGTCATAGACTGCCATATACATCCTCCGGATGCCGCTTCGCGGAATACCTCCCCGCCATGGTAGTCCACGGCCCTGCGGCCGTGGAGCTAGTACAAGTAAACATGGCATGCCGTATCAAGTGGAGGTACACAAGGATGGCCAAGGTCTACGTGGACGACGAGGGCAACCTCGTCGAGAAGGTGCAGCGGAAGCCGGGTCGCAAGGCGAACCGCTCCGTCAAGGAGAAGAAGGAGACCATCCTGACGTACATGCGTCAGGGGATCACGGTCGCTGAAGCCTGCCGAGACCTGGGGATCACGAACCAGACGGTTCAGTACTACAAGAACAGCGACAAGAGCTTCCGGGCGGAGTACGAGAGACTGCGCCTGATGAAGACGGCGGGAGCCGAGGCTGGCAAGGTTGCCGTGCCCGACTTCCCGACGTTCTGCGAGGAGTACCTCGACACCAAGCTGTTCAACCACCAGCTCCAGTGGTACGACGTCCTTGAGGGACGTCGGCCCAGGAACCTTCACGAGAACCAGATCTACAAGCCGGGAGACCCCGGCATGATCATCGTGAACACTCCTCCGGAGCATGCGAAGAGTACGACCATCACGGTGAACTACACCACGTGGCGGATCTGCCAGGACCCGAACATCCGTATCATCATCGTCTCGCAGACGCAGGAGATGGCGAAGCGGTTCCTCCGGGCGATCAAGGATCGACTGGCTGGCGCGAACCACGCGTACAAGAAGCTCCAGGTCGACTTCGCCCCTGAAGGGGGCTTCGACGCGAACAGTGCGTCGTGGACCGCCGACAGTATCTACGTGAACGCTGAAGCCCGTGACTCCGGTGAGGCTACGCCTACCGTGCAGGCTCTGGGCATGAACGGTCAGATCTACGGCAACCGTGCTGACCTCATCATCCTCGACGACACGGTGACGGGTAAGAACGCTCATGAGTTCGAGAAGCAGATCGACTGGATCCAGCGAGAGGTCATCAACCGACTCACCTATCCTGGTGGAGTTCTGCTCCTGGTGGGTACGCGCCTTGCGCCCGTCGAGCTATACAGTGAGATCCAGAAGCCTGAGTGGTACGGCCAGGACGAAGAGTCGCCTTGGACCTACCTCACTCAGCCCGCAGTCCTTGAGTTCGCCGAAGACCCAGACGACTGGATTGTTCTCGCACCCTGGACCAACCGACCCCCAGTATCGCTCGGAGCAAGAAAGCTGGTGGAAGCGAACGCAGACGGACTCTTCCCCTGGCACTCGGGCAAGTCGCTAGCCAGGCGGCGAGCCACAAGCTCGCCTCAGAACTGGAAGATGGTCTACCAGCAGGAACAGGTGGTTGAGGATGCGATCTTCCCGGCTGACAAGGTTGCAGCCTCTGTCGACGGAATGCGCGCGGCTGGTCTCATGTCACCTGGTGCTCCCGGTCACAGGCCACACGGAATGGATGGTCTGTATGTCGTCGGCGGTTTCGATCCAGCTATCACTGGATACGCTGCTGCGGTGGTGCTCGGGGTTGACCGCATGTCCGGCATGCGGTATGTACTCGACGTCTGGACTGCTGGCAACCAGAAACCAGATGATCTCTTCAACAAGCTGAAGGACTGGACGGTCAAGTACCACATGCACGAGTGGGTCATCGAGAAGAACGCGATGAACCTGATGGTCACGCAGAACCGTGACCTCCGGAACTTCCTCGGCTCACGAGGTACGATCCTGAAGGAACACTTCACTGGCAACAACAAGAACGACGCCGACTTCGGTGTCGCTTCCATGAGCATGCTGTTCGACGGAGCGAAGGAAGATCGGGGCCTGATCAGGCTGCCGAGCCGCTCTCAGAACGAGGGCGTCAAGGCCCTCATCGAACAGCTCGTAACCTGGTTCCCCCAGACCAAGGCCAAGCAGGACACCGTCATGGCCCTCTGGTTCGCAGAGACGCGGGCTCGTGAGTTGGTCAACGACATCGAGACGGTGTTCCACCTGTCCAACGAATATCAGTCCCCCAGAGACCGGGACAAGCAGCACACCATCGATCTGGACTACCTCAGCCAGCAGAGCATGTATGGCGGCGGTGGTGAGTGGTGGGGCAACTAAGGAGGTATCCAAGTCATGGTCGACCTGTGGCTGCCGGGAGCTTCTCGGCATGACCTCGGGAACCACGGTGCGATGGAGGGCGGCCCTAGCCGCGCTACCTGGCATATCACCTCGAATGCGAAGGACCACACCTTCGCCAATGAGTTCGGGTGGTTCACAGGTGGCGGCGCTGGCGTAGCGCCTCACATCCTGTGGGATCCCTTCACTGGGCAGATCGCTCAGTTCTTCCCCGCTGACTCTCGGAGCCTCTCGCTCCAGAACGCTGGCGATGTTCGTACGAACCGGACCGGCAAGTACAACATCCAGATCGAGATTGTCTTCACGGCCGGTGAGACCGTGAACGGCAAGGTGTATCACACGGTGGCCGAGACGCCTCGCAAGAACCTCGGCGTCATCGTGAACTGGCTGCGATCGCTGGGCATTGTGGATGCCTGGCCTGGAGGTGAACCCAAGTCCTTCGCCCGCGACACTGTGTCGCTGGACACCTGGCTCCACAAGGGTGGCCACTACGGACACAACCAGGTGCCGGGCAACTCGCACGTCGATCCGGGCCCGCTCGGTGACATCTTCGGTGCTGCGGCCCCCAAGCCGACTCCGATCTATGCACCGTTCCCCGGCGACAAGTACTTCTTCTACGGTCGCACCAGCAAGCTGGTCACCGAGGTCGGCCGCGCGCTAGTACGCGCGGGCTACAAGGGTTACCGAATCGGGCCGTCTCCGGTCTTCGGGCCTGCCGACCGCCGTGGCATCAAGTGGTTCCAGGAGCAGCACGCCGAACTTCGGGGTGACGCCGATGGGCACTTCGGTCCGCTGACGTGGAAGCTGCTCAAGGTACGCAAGCCATCCTGACCTAAGGAGGTGACATGGCCAGTCTCGAAAACATCTTCTCCCGAGTCGAAGCTCTGCGCCGTGCTGCCGCCGACCGTGACCAGCGTCACCGTGACGTGCATGACGTGCGGTCTGGCGATATCGACACAGTCATTCCTGGGTCCATGCCTGAAGCATGGCCCAAGCCGATCGTTGCCAACCTGATCGACACGTCTGCCAGAGACCTCGCCGAGGTGATGGGTACCATGCCGAGCGTCAACTGCTCGACGGGTATCCTCACCACGGATAAGGCCAAGAAGTTCGGCAGCAAGAAGACCAAGGTTGCCAACTACTACATCCAGTCCTCCAAGCTGAACGCCGGTAAGCAGGTCGAGCTGGCGGACTACTACACGACGTACGGTCTTGCAATCTACGTCGTTGAGCCGGACTTCGAGATGAAGCGCCCCCATATACGGGTGGAGAACCCGATGGGCGTCTATCCCGACACCGACATGTTCGGCCGCCTCAAGAGCTACACCAAGGTCTGGAGGGAAGAGGCCATCCACCTGGTCTCCAAGTTCCCCGGCCTTGCTCGAATGCTTCAGACGAACTCGGTCGGCCAGACCGACCTCGGCTGGGCAGAGCGTGAGATCGAGCTTGCCAAGTACGTGGACGATGAGCGCATCGTCCTCTACATGCCCGCTCACGGAAACCACGTCATCGACGACATGCCGAACCCTATGGGCAAGATCTTCGTCTCCATCGGCCACCGGCCGGGATACGACAACGAAGTCCGTGGTGCGTTCGATGACGCGATCTGGGTCCAGCTCGCCAAGGCGCGCATGGCCCTGCTGGGTCTGGAGGCCACAGAGAAAACTGTACGCGCTCCTCTCGCTGTCCCGCGAGACGTGCAGAAGATGACCTTCGGGGATGACGCAGTCATTCGCACCGACAACCCGGACAAGATCCGGCGAGTTGGCATCGACGTACCGCAGGCAGCTTTCCAGGAAGGCCAGGTGCTCGAACAGGAGCTGCGCGTAGGAACGCGCACCCCTGAGGCTCGTAGCGGTAACGTAGACGCTTCGATCATCACTGGTAAGGGAGTCCAGGCCCTGATGGGCGGATTCAACACGGTGGTCACCACCGGCCAGACGGTGATCGGCGAGGCGCTCCGCTACGCCATCGAGCTGGCTTTCGAGATGGACCAGATGCTCTGGCCGTCTGAGAAGAAGACAATCAGGGGTACCGCTCAGGGCACCCCGTTCGAGGAGACCTACGTTCCCCGCAAGGACATAGGCGACGACTTCACCTGTGATGTGACCTACGGCTTCGCGGCCGGTCAGGATCCTGCTCGTGCAATCGTCGGCCTACTCCAGCTTCGTGGTGACCAGCTCATCTCCCGCGACTTCTTCCAGCGTCAGCTCCCCATGGGGATCGACGTCGTGCAGATGCAGACCCAGATCGACAACGAACAGTTCACCGACGCCCTCAAGCAGGGCATGATGGGCTACATGCAGGCCATCCCTCAGATGGCCCTACAGGGGCAGGATCCCCTGGATGCACTCCAGAAGGTCGCTCAGCTCATCGCCCTTCGGGAGAAGGGAGAGCCGGTGCACGATGCTGTTCTCAAGGTCTTCACCCCCAAGCAGGCCCCTCCGGGTGCTGCGCCATCCAATCCGCTGGCTGAGGCTATGGGTGGAGGTGGCCAGGGATCTGCGCCACCTGGACCGGGCGGAGCACCCGGCGCACCTCCTGGAGCTGGTGGCCAAGGACCGCAGGGACTCGACATGATGACCCTGCTCGCGGGACTGACGGGAGGCGGGAAGGCTCAGATGTCCGCCCGAACCCAACGCCAGTCTCCGCTTCAGTAAAGGAGAACCGTGGACCCTAACATCGTGTGGGGTACGCTCTTCGCCATTGGCGGAGCGTATGAGATCTACACCATCTTCAACAGGAAGAGTGGAGATACTCTGTCCGAACGGACACGGTCGCTATTCCGTACCAAGACAAAGATCGGCAAGACGGTCTTCACTGCGGCATGGCTGGCCTTCTCCGCCTGGTTTCTCGTACACATTCTAGGAGGATGACAGATGAGCACTGGTTACCACCAGGTCAACTCGTCCGCCTCGCATGAAGGTGAGCTGAAGGGTGAACTCTTCGCTGGCGACCACGGCCCTGAGGGCGTGTTCGCTTCCCTGAAGGGTCCGGCTCTCACGCCGCCCGAGCTTTCCTTCTCCGAGCAGGACACCAACTACAACGACGGCCGAGTCGACAGCAACGGTGGGGCTCCGGTCCCGACCGCCTGGACGCACTCGATCGTCAACACCGGCCTTACCGGGCCGGGCGGTACGCTCGCCAAGTGAGTTGAGGAGGCTCCATGAGCACACCTGTTAGCGGTCCTGGACAGTTCTCCAAGAGGACCGACAAGGCCGTTTCAGAGGCGAACCGGAGCCTCCCCAACCCCGACTATGGGGAGCAGGCTGCATACCAAGAGCAGCTCCAGGGTGCGCCCATGGCTCAAGGCCAGGGCGCTCCTGATCTCAGCTCCATGTTCGCAGGAGCGGCTGATGGCGTCGTTGGTCTCGGTGAGGACACCACGATGCCCGACGTTCCCGTAACTGACGGAGCTGATGCTGGACCTGGTGCCGGGTCCGAGATACTCCCAGGAGGTCAGCCCAACCCTGGGCTCGACAAGCTGCGCGCATACCTGCCCGCCCTGGAGTACATGGCCGACAACGGCAACAGTGACGCTGCCCGCAACCTAGTGAGGCAGATACAAGCTCAGACGATGTGAGGTGACCGATGAGCAAGTGGTGGGACACCGACATGGCCGACGCAAGTCAGGCCCTGTACGCAGACCCCAACCTGGCGATCAACGTCGCCACGGTCCCTCAGAACCTCAAGCAGCAGCAGTCCGAGTTCAAGTTCGACGAGGAGCAGGCCCAGCAGGGCGGGGGACTCCTGGGCGGCATCATGGGAGTCTTCCACACAGCGGACTCCTGGCTGTCGAACATCCCCGGCTGGGGCATCGCCAAGCAGGCGGTGTCCTACCCGATCGACAAGACGGCGTCTGGTCTGCGGTGGATCTACTCCAACGCTATCTCTCAGCCGATCTCTACCCTGCTCCTCCACTCGGCCCACAACATCAACGAGGGTCCGTCCGGCGAATGGTCCGGACTGTTCTCCTGGGGATGGGGCGACGACTGGAAGAAGGCGGAGCACATCTCCCCCGGCCAGGCGTTCACGAACATCGAGAACACTGCTGCTGCCACTGGGCAAGAGTCCATCTTCACTTCACTGTGGGGTGACGCTGGCTCCAACATGAGCCAGCACGAGAAGGACATGGTCAAGCAGAACACTGACCGGTTCATCTACGACACAGACTTCTGGAAGAAGAAGGGCGGCTGGAAGTACAACGTCGGTTCCGGCTCCCTCGACTTCATGTTCAACGTGATCGATCCCGCTACTGGCGGTATCGTTCAGGGCGCCTCTTCCACCATTAAGGCCGCCCGTGGAGTCAAGATGGTTCCGCAGGCTGCGGAGTACGCGGCCAAGGTTCCTGGCTCTGCTGGTGTGGCCCGCACGCGCGGGCCTATCGTGGACCTCTTTGTGAAGCAGCAGACTCCCGAGCAGGTTGCTGCCGCTCCCTCCATGCAGAAGGCTTTCGACTGGATGAAGGAAGACGGTCGCACCGTCGAGGAGATTGCAAACCACCCCATGTGGGGTAAGGGTCGTCGAGCCAACCCGGCTCGTTACGACATCGCGAAGCTCGCTCACGACACTCCGCGTGAGAATATGGAGCAGCTCTGGAGATTCACCGCTGGTGACTCCAACGCTGCGGCCGACCTGGCGAAGAGCGCCCCTCAGGTGCTCAAGAAGGTCGGACAGACCATGGACAACCGGATCCTGCTCCAGGGCACCCGGATGAACCTCCCGATGCTTCAGCACTTCAAGGCCAACTACGAGGACGACGCCCTCTCTGGCGAGTGGGCTGGCAAGCAGCCTGGCACCGCCATGGCTGACACCGAGTCCAAGTTCCCTCAGCTCCTTGAGCCGCCCTTCCCGCGACCCGTGACTCCGGGGCCGCGTCAGGACGGATGGGATCAGACGTGGGGACGACTCGCTCGGGAGTCTGCCGTCAACCGTACGGCCGCTGCTGAGATCGCTCGCAAGACTCCGCTGAAGATGGTGGGTCCTGCGGAGCAGACCACGCTCGCTGATGGTCTCAAGGCCGAGCAGTGGAAGGCTGCCAAGCTGGAAACGCTGGCCGACGACTACGACGAGCTGATCAACAACGAGCGCTACCTCGGCAGTGTTCTCGGACAGATGGACAACTGGTCACCGGCTGCATCCCCGCTCTTCGGCGCGATCAACACCATGTACCGCATGGGTGGTCTTGCCGTGAGGAACACGGAGAAGGCGGCCGAGAAGCGTGCTCTCCTGTCGGCTGGCAAGAAGCCCAAGCCGATCGGTGGCAACTTCGTCATGACTGCGGTCAAGCGCGGCATGGGTGCACCTATGACCATCATCCACAACTTCGGAGACCGAACCCCTCAGGGGTTCGTCGACCACAACGCAGACGATGCACGAGACCGCGTCTTCGACATGCTGAAGCAGGTCCCGGGCATGCAGCCTTCGCAGCGCCTGGATCTCATCGAGATCTACAACGGTGCGAGCAACAAGATCGAGCGGTCCCAGGCTCTGGATCAGATTCACGACGCCGTCATGAATCACATCCTCGGCACCCACGGACTGCACCCGGACATCGCTGATGTTCTGAAGGGTGCGATCAAGGACGGCATCGCCTCCAAGATCAGCGAGCTGACGGGCAAGGCTCCGACCAACGTGTCGCAGCGCTTCGGCCCCGAGGCCACCAGCCCTGATGACATCGCCAAGCTGACTGGACAGTCAGTGGACGACTTGGTCGACAATGCCAAGCCTGTCCGGTCCGATCGCGTTGTGACCGAAGAGGACGGCCACGGACTGGTGATCAGCCCGCTGGCTCAGACGCAGCTCTCCAGCAACGACATCCTCTTCCCGGTCCAGGAGATCAACCGACTCGTCGCACGCTCTAAGGGATCCTTCCAGGGCTTCCGTGGGGGTGCTGGCGAGGCTAAGGACTGGGTGGTGAAGCGACTCGACGGATTCGACAACCTGTGGAAGGCGGCGACGCTCCTGCGTCCCGGCTTCATCCCTCGCATGGTGTCTGATGAGGTCCTCGCTCGCATGTTCAAGTTCGGCGGCATGGCCACCCTGCTTGACACCGGCAAGGGTATGGGGCACTTCCTGTCCAACCGTTCCCGGCAGGTTGGTGCGATTGTGGGCAAGGGGTCCTACGTCCCCACGACCGGCAAGGGCATCGCATCCAACCGGGCGATCGTGGCTCTCGACGACGAAGCGCTCATCGCTAAGGCCGAGGCGCGAGGTCTCAAGACCTCTCGCATCAAGGTGCCTCCGACTCTGCGCATGGCGTACGGTCGGATCTCTGACGAGAACGATGCCCTGAAGGAAACTCAGATCGAACTGGCCAAGGCCAGGAAGGCGGAGGATCCTGACCAGGGATACATCGATGCACTGAAGGCCCGACTCGATGACCACCAGAATGTGATCGATGAGTACCACGACTACATCGGCGAGATCCTCCGAAAGGCTGAGGTCAGTAAGGGGCGCCGCCTTGGCGACTCCGACTTCAAGTACAAGATCGGCTCCACGACCTACCGAGTGCCGCAGGCGTTCAGTGACGAGTGGGACAACCCGATCCCTCGGGATCAGATCAGCTCCGAGTCTGCCTGGAAGAACCTCTTCACCCGTGGAGAGATGATCGACAGGCAGCGGTTCTGGTCTCACGCCGAGAAGACCGGTGCGTACAAGCTGATCACTCCGGACGACCCTGGCCACATGCAGTCCTGGCTCGATGCGGTGAACAAGCAGATCCGGCAGGATCCCTTCCATCGCATGATCGCTGGTGGCGCTACCGACAAGCAGGCTCTCCAGTGGCTGACCCGCGAAGGGCCTGGTAGGGCCTACATGCGGAACATGGGCTACTGGAACCAGAACAAGCCTCAGTTCGTGCGCAACGTTCGGTTCATGATCGACAAGTATCTCGGTGATGACTTCCTCAAGGGGAAGCTCGCCAACAACGAGATCATCACTGAAGCCGACCTCAGGGCGGCGTTCCCTCGGGATGAGTTCCCGGTGGTGCACGGTGAAGAGATCAAGCAGCACAGCTCGCTGGCTATCCACAAGACGGCTAACGCCTGGCTTGACAACCAGGTGGAGAAGGCTTGGAAGCAACTGGCGGACGTCCCTGCGGACGTCCTCTCTCGACACCCGCTCTTCCTTCAGATGCACCAGCATGAGATGGAAAACCTGATTCGTCAGCAGTACCACTACAAGATGCAGAACTTCGGTGATGATACGATCACGCCGAAGGAGTGGGAGCAGATGAACCAGAAGGCGGCTGCTCGGGCGAAGAAGCAGATGAGCCAGGTCGTGTACGACCCGGTAAACACTGTGGGCTCGCAGGGCCTGCGCTTCGTGTATCCGTTCTTCAAGCCATGGATCGATGGCGTTGACCGGTGGGCCGGTCTCGTCGCCGAGCGTCCGGAGCAGCTCAGCAAGCTGAGCAAGATCTACAACGCTCCTGTTGCTGCGAACCTGGTCACTGACAATGAGGGCCATCACGTTGGGACGGACGGCTACGCTGAAGTCCAGACGGTTGATCCGGTCACTGGTAAGGTGATCACCGAGAGGCGCTTCGTTCCCCTCAAGGACCGAGTGCTGCACCTCAAGGCTCCGTGGGCTACTGGCCCCGGCAAGGAGCTTGCGTCTATCCGCATGAACAGCCTGAACACGATTCTCCCTGGAGACCCGTGGTTCGATCCGGGCTCTGGCCCGATCGTTCAGGTGGCGGGTAACCAGCTCGCGAAGACGTCGCCCCAGATGGGCGACTTCCTCCAGTGGGCTAAGATCCTTCCGTACGGACCGCAGGATAGCACGATCGATCTGTTCACTCCGAAGTACATGGCAGACGCGTACAACGCGTACGTCGGCAAGGATACGGAGAACGAGAAGTATCAGCAGGCAGTACTCGACATCTACAACATGAGGGTCGCTCACTACTACGAGGATCTTCGTGCGGGCAAGAAGGCTGACCCCCCGAAGATGTCTGACATCCAGAAGGACGCCAAGAACTTCCTCTGGCTTCAGACTCTGACGGACTGGCTGAGCCCTGTAAGCGTCAAGAACACGCCGATGTCTGGCACCAAGTACCAGTTCTTCGTGGACCAGTACAAGGCGCTCCAGGCGGCTGACCCGGTCAATGCTCGGGATCAGTTCCTTGCCATGTTCGGCGAGGACTACGCTGGCTTCACGGCCAGCTTGACGAAGAGCATGGGTATCGCTTCCACGATCTCCGCCGACAGGCAGATGGAGAAGTACAAGGACCTCATCGCTGAGGATCCTGACATGGCGGCCCTCGCCATCGGTGACGTCTACAACGGCGGACCGTTCTCCAGCTCGGTCTACCTCAAGCAGCTCCACGATGAAGTGGGTGGCGAGAGGGTCCGGCGTAAGCTGACTGCCGAAGAGGCCATCGCGGACATGCGAGTCCAGGAGGGCTGGCGTCAGTACATGCAGACAACCACAGCGTTGGATGCAGAGCTGATCCGTGCTGGCTTCACCTCGTATACACAGCGAGGGGCTGAAGTCTTCCAGCAGGCGAAGCAGAACCTGGTGAACAACCTTGGAGCCCAGAACCCTGGGTGGGCCAAGGCGTTCGGCACGACGGACCGCAATGCGGTTCCAAACCGGATCTCCTGGATGGAGAAGATGGTGACTGATCCTCGGATCATGAACGATCCTCTCCGCAAGGATGCTCAGGTCCTGAGGGAGTACCTCATCGTGCGGAACCAGTTCAAGGGAATGCTCGCCCAGAGGGGGCTCCAGCAGCTCAGCTTCAATGAGGCTGGCCTGCCTGCTGGGCAGGCTCAGGATCTCGGGTACGCGTGGAGGCAGTACCAGATGTACTTCAAGAACAGCTCGGTTCAGTTCGGCAAGCTGTTCAACAGGTACCTCAGCAACGACGACCTTCAGTAAGGAGGCGACATGGCAGGCGGCGGTGGTGGCGGTGGGGGAACCTACGGCGGTCCCGTGACCGGCGATCTTCCCGGCACCAACCCGAGCACTAGCTCAAGCAGCAATCCTCTCGGCCTTACTGGAATGAGTCAGAGCCAACTTCAGGCAGGCACGTTGGGGGGCGGGTTCAACAACTCGGCCCCCATGCCTGGGGACAAGGTCAAGATCGGCAAGCAGTACAAGCCTGAGATCCGACTCGAAGGCATGGGCTGGCGTCGGTCCAGCACTGACGACATGACCTACCAGGAGGCTCAGTCCCTTCCTGGCTACTGGTACAACAGCAACCCGAACCTCTACAAGCAGTTCGTGTCCAAGCTGATCATGTACAAGTATCCGGGAGCATCCGCCGACATGGGCATCCCTGAGGCGATGAGCGCCTGGGATGATCTGCTCAAAATGGCGATCACCCTGAACAAGTCGCAGACGGGTGGCACGAAGGCCAACTGGTCCCCGTGGGACATCCTGGAGTCGTACAACAAGAAGCCCGGCTCCATGGGTACTCATCGCGAGGGTGACTGGCTGATCGATAACGCGACCGGCGAACGCGTCAAGTATGTCGGCCCGAAGACGAAGACAACCAAGCAGACAGCCATCGACCTTTCGGACCCGAAGCAGGTGCAGGCCATTGCTGAGCAGACGCTCACGCAGATGATCGGTCGTGCTCCGACCGCCAAGGAGCTGGCTCAGTTCAAGGCCAGTCTGAATGGCTATGAGCGTGATCATCCGGAGATCACCACGACCACTGAGCACTATGACGACATGGGCAACGTGACCGCCTCTGATGTGGTTCACAGTGGCGGCGTTACGGACGCCGCTCGTGCTTCGCTGGTAGGCGAGAAGGTGAAGGGCACGAAGGAGTACGGCAAGTACCAGAGCGGTACCACCTACTTCAACGCGCTGATGCAGATGATTGGCGGTGGCTGATGGCTGTTATGGGTGCTGACATCGTCAACTACCTGAAGCAGTTCGTCGGGAAGACGAACTACGTCTGGGGTGGCAACGATCTCAAGACAGGCGTTGACTGCTCGGGACTCATTCAGCAGGGCTTCGCCAAGTTCGGCATCAACCTTCCTCGCACTTCGTACTCAATGTGGTCACAGGGTCAGGCAATCAGCATGAGAGGTCTCCGCGTAGGAGACCTCGTCTTCTTCGACACTGATCACAACAAGCCCGGCCCCGACCATGTGGGGATCTATGCGGGTGGCGGAAAGATGATCGAAGCTCCTCGCCCCGGCAAGAAGGTTCAGATCACCGACATCACACAGGGCTACTATGCCGATCGCTTCATGGGTGGTCGGCGAATCGACAGCGTGTGGGCCGAGAATCAGGGCCCCGAGGACCACTCTGACCCGCTGAAGACTATGACGCCCGAGGAGCTGGCTAGCTCCTACGGCTTCACCTACGCATTCCTTGAGGGCAACAAGGATCTGAAGAAGATCTTCAGCCAGGCGGTCAAGGAAACCTGGACCACCGAGAAGTTCCAGGCCGCCATTCGTGACACGAAGTGGTGGAAGACCAACTCGGATTCCATGCGTCAGGCCGAGATCACCAAGAAGACAGACCCGGCAACGTGGGATGCCATGGTTGATGCTGAGACCATCAAGGTCAAGCAGCTCGCCGCCCAGATAGGGGCGGCCATCCCGAGCAAGAAGCTGAAGCACATCGTTGAGACTGCGCTCCGGACAAACATGGACGAGGACCTTCTGAGGAATGTCCTCGGTCAGTATGTGAACTTCACGAAGAACGGCACGCTCCAGGGTGAGGCCGGGATGCACGAGTTCACCATGAAGGAGTACGCGGCCAACATGGGCATCACGCTCGACGACCAGACGATCAAGAACCAGGCTCAGCGCGTGGTCCGCAAGGTGGCAACCACCGAGGACTATGAGTCGCTGGTTCGAGAGCATGCGAAGTCGATGTACCCAGCGTACGCCAAGCAGATCGATGCGGGGCAAACGGTGAAGGACATCGCGTCGCCCTACACTCAGATGATGGCGCAGACCCTTGAGATTCCTGACGCTGAGATCACGGTCTTTGATCCGACTATCAAGTCTGCTCTCAACGGCCTGTCTCCTGATGGCAAGCCTACCGGCCTCAGCCTTACCGACTTCCAGCAGAGACTCCGCAACGATCCACGCTGGAAGCAGACAGACGCCGCCCAGGACAACGCCTTCAACGTCGGCCTCTCGGTCCTCAAGAACATGGGCCTCGCGAGCTAAGGAGAAGCCCATGACCACCTTCGATCAACTGATGTACGGCATCGCCATTCAGGAGACTGGCGGTCACGGGACAGTCGACTACGGCAAGGTCAACGCCTATGGCGCAGTCGGCAAGTACCAGGTCCTGAAGTCGAACGTGCCTGGCTGGTCCAAGCAGGTACTCGGCTACTCCATCTCTTGGCAGACCTTCAGGGACCGCCCAGATCTTCAGGAGAAGATCGTGCGCGGCATCCTCTACGGCTACTACAAGAAGTGGGGAGCGCGTGGTGCGGCAGCCGCATGGTACGCCGGACCCGGCAACCACGACTTGGACATGTCCACCCACTCTCAGCCTGGCGGGCCGAGCATCAAGGGTTACGTCGACAGCGTCCTCAACCACGCCTCCGCCTATAAGGGCGGAGGTTCTGGTGGTGGGGGAGGTGGAGGCGGTGGCGGAGAGGACAACAAGGTACCGATGAGCAGAGGCGAGACAGCCGAGAGCTACGGTTATGTGACAGCACTGTTCGACGCCGTCCCCGAACTGAAGAAGCTCTTCAACAAGGCGGTTGACAAGGGCTGGTCCACCGAGAAGTTCCAAGCTGCAATCCGAGACACTCACTGGTGGAAGTCGCACAGCCAGCAGGAGCGCGACTACCTCACCAAGACCTACGGCGACCCCGCCACAGCGAAGCAGGAGTATCACGCTGCATATACCCACGTGCAGCAGCTAGCTGCTCAGCTCGGCATCCAGCCCAACGATCAGACCAAGAAGTTCCTGAACGCCATGGCTTACAACGTGGCCGCGAAGGGCTGGTCCGATGACCAGCTCCGAGCTGAGATGGGCAAGCGTGTCTACTTCGACGGGGATCACTGGTACGGACAGGGCGGCGAAGAGGTCCAGAAGCTGAAGGACTACGCCTACTCGATGGGCGTCACCATGGCTTCCACTTGGTTCACCAACGGAGCGCGAGACATCGTGCGAGGTATGGGCACCGAGCAGGACTACATGTCGCAGATCCGAAAGCAGGCCAAGGCCCAGTTCCCGCAGTGGTCCAAGCAGATCGATGCTGGACAGAGCGTGATGGACCTGGCCAATCCGTACCTCACCACCATGGCTCAGATCCTTGAGCTGCCCGGAGGCAGCATCAACCTGTTCGACCCGACGATCAAGAAGGCGTTGAACTACAAGGACCCGAACACTGGTGAGGGTCAGGCCAAGCCGCTCTGGCAGTTCGAGAACGAGCTGCGGAACGATCCACGATGGAAGAAGACGCAGAACGCACAGGACAGCCTGATGCAGGTTGGTCACCAGGTGCTTGCCGACTTCGGACTCAAGTACTAAGGAGGCGAGATGGCCATACCTACCAGGCAACTGCCCGACTGGGCGAGACAGGTTCCTGTCGGAATCAGAACGCCTCCGTGGGCTAAGGGCCCGATCGGCGGGGATCCCGGCTACGGCCGTCCTCCCCTCACTACCAGCCAGCAGCTTGACGCAGCCAAGAAGCAGCTCAAGGGCGCGCAGGACAAGGCCAAGATCCTCCAGGCTTCCAAGGCTCACCTCAAGAAGCCGAACCCCAAGGACAAGAAGGCGGTGGCGAAGTACAAGGCGCAGGTCGCCAAGTACGACGCACTGATCAAGGCGAATGCAGCGACCATCAAGGCGCTGCAAACCAAGATCCCCACCCTCCAGAACAAGTACTACGAGGAGACCGGCCAGTATGACAAGCTGCTTACTGGTTCGAACAGGGACGCGTACCTCGCACTTAAGTCTCTGTTCGAGAGCTACGGTCTTGGTTCTCTGGCAGACAAGATTTACAACTACGTGAAGAATGGAGAGTCTGCTGACACGATCAGCATTCAGCTCCAGGACACGCCAGAGTACAAGCAGCGATTCGCTGGCAACGAGCTACGTAAGAAGAACGGACTGCCTGTCCTTTCTCCCGCCGAGTATCTCGCCACCGAGACCAGCTACAAGCAGATCATGGCGTCAGCGGGTATGCCCACTGGCTTCTATGACAGCAACTCCGACTTCAACAACTGGATCGGGAAGAACATCTCCCCGTCCGAGATTCAGCAGCGAGTAGATCTGGCGACTCAGGCCACCGTCCTGGCCAACCCGGACTACCGCAAGGCGCTCAACCAGATGGGCATTGACGACGCCCACCTGACCGCCTACTTCCTCGACACCAACCGAGCGATGCCGTACCTCCAGAAGGCTGCCGCAACCGCTCAGATCGGTGCTGAGGCTCTCCGCAACAACCTTCAGTTCGACCAGGGCTACGCCGAGCAGCTCGCCACCATGGGCATCTCGGCAGATCAGGCACGTCAAGGCTTCCAGCAGATCGCTGGCGAGCTTGACACCATGAGGGCGCTGGGAGCCGTTTACGGCGAAGACTGGAACCTCAAGAACTCTGAGGCTGCGACTTTCGGTACCGAGGGAAGCACTGAGGCCCAGAAGAAGCAGAGGCGCCTGATGTCGCAAGAGCGTGGCGCATTTGGTGGGCGTGAAGGATCGGCCGCTGGTGGCGGCCTCTCCGCAGGCGGAGGCGCTCGATAACACAAAGGGACACGCCTGGGGGCGTGTCCTGCTTAGCGGGGTAGTTCAGTTCGGTAGAACGCTGGGCTCATATCCCAGAAGTCGCGGGTTCAAATCCCGCCCCCGCCACTCGTGCCAGGATCGACCGGCCCCTGAGTCACGTAGTAAGTCCGGATCAGAGCAGTACCGAATTGAGGAGCGAGTCGTACGCACCCCCTGCGTACGGTTTCTGGCCTCACCATCTAGGGAGGGTCTTATGACCAACTGGGGTTTCGAAGAGAACGACAACGACGGCCTGGGCAACGACAACGAGATGACTGGCCCCAAGGCCCTGCGCGATGCATACGCGTCCCTCAAGAAGCAGAACGACGAGCTGAACGCGAAGCTGACGAGCTTCCTTGAGCGCGAAGAGAAGCAGAGGGTTGCGTCCGTTTTCGAGAACCTTGGCATTCCTGGTGCCGCTTCGGTGTACCAGGGACCTGCCGACCCGAAGGCTGCTGAAGAATGGGCTAAGTCCATGCAGGCAGTGTTCGGTGGCAACCAGGGCGGAACCCCGCCTGTTGCCGACAACGCTCCGACTCAGGAGCAGGTGCCGCAGACTGGTGCGATCCCGCCCAGCATGCAGGCCCAGTTCCAGCGTCTGACCGAGGCTGGCCAGCAGGGTACCCCGCAGGGGAACTTCGAGGCTGCCCAGTCTGAACTCGGCAACGCTTCCTCTCTCCAGGACATCATCGCTGCCATGGAACGTGCGCAGCGTATGTGATAACACCTAAGGTGGTGAATCATGGCTAACGCCTTTACCGGCACTACTGCTATGGCGAACCTTGTCCAGACCGCGTATGACCGCGC